GGCATCATCGCGTCGAACATCGCGAACAACGGCGGTGACATGGTCATTGACGCGGGCGCGACCATCAGTGCGAACGCTTTCCAGGATGCCGCGTTTACCGCCGGCGACGCGGCTGACCAGTTCGGCGCGATCGGCGTGCACTCGGTGGTGATGAACCAGATGGTCAAGCAGGACCTCATCGAGTACCTGCGTGATTCTGACGGCAAGATCATCCTGGCCACCTACCTCGGCAAGCCAGTGTTCATGGACGACGCTCTGGTCTACGGCGCGGGCAAGTACCTGTCCGTGTTCTTCGGCCAGGGCGCTTTCGGTTACGGCGAAGGCACACCAAAGGTTCCGGTAGAACTGGAGCGGAAGCCCAGCGGCGGTAACGGTGGTGGTGCCGAAGTGCTGTGGGAGCGGAAGACCTACATCCTCCAGCCCGCAGGCTTCAGCTGGAAAGGCTCCGAGGCTCAAAACCTCAGCCCAACCGCGACTCAGTACGCAGCTGCTGCAAACTGGCAGCGCGTGTTCAGCCGCAAGCAAGTTCCCTTCGCTGCTGTCATCAGCGGTACCACCACGCCGTAATCCGGCCCACACAACCTGGCGTCTTTATCGGCGCCGGGGAGCTTTTGAGGTGACTCATGAAAGTGATCTACACGGACAAGCCGGGCAAAGAGCGCGGCGTGTGCTACCGCCTGCTGAGCGAATTCTTCGGTGTCATCGGCTCCGCTACCGAGGTGGTGGTCGATGGCGATGCCCCGGATATCTTCGATGCCTACCAATCGGCCGGCATCAAGGTGTCAGACGGCAAGGAGCCAGAGAGCAAAGAAACCGACCCTCTGAAAATGAAGGTCCCCGAACTGAAAGAATGGCTGACCGAGAAGGGTATTGCCTTCGACCCGTCCGCCAAGAAAGAAGACCTGCAGACCCTGGTGCCAGCGGAATAAGGACAAGCACATGACCGATTACATCACCGTCGCCGATGTTGACGCCCAGCTCGGTCCTGACTGGGCCGGCACCGGTGATCCGGTCCTTGCTGTGACCATGGCCAATGCCTGGCTCATGGCCAAGATTAAGCGGGCTGTTCCTGATCCGGTTCCGGCTGAGATCAAAACAGCCGGCGCCCAGGTTGCCAAAGAGGCGGCGGCGGGCAAGCTGTACACGGCCACGCAGAAGGAAGTGCAGAGCAAGACGGTCTCGGCCCAGTCCGGCACATCGGTGAGCAAAACCTACGTGGCGGGCTCAACCGATCAGTCGGCGGGGGTCAACTTCGCCCTGGCGCTGCTGGCTCCGTGGATCACGCGCTCCGGCGTGATGATGCTGAAGAGGATCTGACCGTGGGCATGCGCGAAGAGATCCAGGCCGAACTGGCGGAAGCATTCGACGATCCCGATGGCCTGGCCGACGCAGTCAAACCGGTGACAGGCGTGCGCAACGTTGCGGGTGAGTATGACCCCGACCTGGGTGGAGAAACGCCGGAGACCACCGTCACGTACTCGGGCCGCGGCGTTCTTGGCAGTTACTTGTCCAAAGAAATCGACGGCTCCCTCATCCAGACCAGCGACAAGAAGCTGCTGGTGCTGCAAAACGAGCTGTTCGTGTTGGAGGCCGGCGTTCCGACGGCGGTACCGGCTGCCCCGGCCATTGGCGATATCGTCAACGGGCTGCGGGTGATGAACGTGTCTGCGGACCCTGCTGATGCAACGTGGACGGCGCAACTGAGGAAATGACATGGCGACCCAATCCGGCAGCTTCGCCCTGAGCCTGGCCGAGTTCGCCGCCCAGGCCAGTGAAGCAATCGACGCGAGCCTGCGTGAAATCATCATCGAGATTGGCAGTAGCCTCATCCGTATGTCGCCGGTGGGCAACCCAGAGATATGGGCCGCGAACGTCGCTCACCGCGAATCCAATGCCCGCGCTGCCGATGACTACGACTTCAACGTCGCCGTCCGCAACACGCTCATCAACCTGACCGAATCGAACTTCACGAATGCGGGAAGTCTCAAGCGCGGCGTCAAATACGCCAAGCCGCTGACAAAGACTGAGCGCGACCAGAATTTCAACGTGAATGGCCTGGTGGCCGGTCAGGACTATGTCGGCGGCCGCTTCCGGGCGAACTGGAATTTCTCTATTGGCTCTGTCGACAACAGCTTCCGCATTCACCCGGACCCGACAGGGGCTGAGGCGACTGCGCGGCTTGTGGCGGGCGCCATTGAGTTCAAGGCCGGAGAAACGGCTTTCATCGTAAACAACTTGCCCTACGCGATTCCGCTGGAGTTCGGCCATTCAACCCAGGCTCCCGGCGGTATGGTGAGGGTAACCGTGGCTCGCTTTCAGCAGATCGTGCTGGAGGCTATCAGGAACAACAAGGTATGAGTCACGCACGAGCCCGTCAGGCCATCGAAACGAAGCTGGCTGCATGGGCGGCTGAGCGCCCGATACGAGTGGCCTACCCAAACCAGCCTTTTACACCAAGCGCTTCTGAAACGTATCTGCGAGCCTTCCAACTGCCGGCCAGCACAACCTGCCGCTATCTCAGCGGGGAGGCTTACGAATACGCCGGTGTTTATCAGGTCAGCATCGTCTGTCCCTCTGCGCAGGCCATGGTCACCGCCGAAGCGCTTATTGACGAACTGACCCGGCTGTTTCGCGTCGACACGCCACTGGCCCGCAATGGTTTCGAGGGCTTGATCACTGAGCCAGTAGATCAAGGTCCAACTATTACCGAGTCGGCGACCTACACGGTCCCGGCCAGCTTCACCTATCTGGGTGTCGCAGACCAACCGCCCGCTGGGGCATAACCTACCGCCGTCAGGCGGGCACTCAAGAGGAAATACACCATGGCCGCACGCTTCCCGCTGCCGAACGGCGCTGTGCTGGAGATCGCCAGCGTTTTGGGATCTGCTGTCCCATTCACCGCCTTGACCAATGCCAAACCTCCAGTCGCTGCATCTGTTGGACACAGCATTGAAATGGGCGACATCTTGCTGGTCAACTCTGGCTGGGCGCTCATCAATGACCGCGCTGTAAAAGCATCCGGGATTACTGCCGATGCCTTTTCCTTGGCTGGCCTCAATACCACCAACACCGACAAGTACACCCTCGGCGCAGGTGCCGGCTCAGTGATTCCTGTATCCGGCTGGACGCAGATCTCGAAGGTCACGTCCTTCACATCTTCCGGCGGCGAGCAGCAGTATCAAACTGTCGGCTACCTGGAGGATGATGACGACAAGCAGTTCCCCACCAACCGCAACCCGACCACGATCACTATCGTGGTGGAGGATCAACCCACGGCGCAGTACGTCGAAACCGTCGAAGGCTACGACGACACCAAGGAGTTGGCGGTGGTCCGCATGAAGCTGCGTAACGGCGATCAGATCCTCTATCCGGGCTATGTGAGCATCACACCCGACCCGACCATGGAGCGCAACAACGTCATGACGCGCACCATCAGTATCGGGCTTTCGGCTCGTTCGCTTCGCTACCTGGCTGGCGCATAAGGACTTCTCATGGCAAAGATCAGGATCGCCCAGAACCCAACATTCAAGGCATTCGTGTTGATCCCGGTAGTTGGGGAGGAGCCCGAGAAAATCGAGTTCACCTTCAAATATCGGGATCGCCCGGGACTTGCAGCCCTGTTCGATGATTGGAGCGCAAAGGGAAAGGAGATGCGCGCCAGTTTCGGTGAAGGCACCACTCTGTCTGATGTCGTTTCGGCCGAGACCGAGCTTCAGGTGCAGCAGATCAAGGATCTCGTTGTTGGCTGGGGCTTTGATGACAAGTTCGACGACAAGAGCATCCAGGCTCTTGTTAAGTCGTGCTATGGCACCGCCGAAGCGGTCGTGAGCGCCTATCAGAGCGCTTTTAGCCAGGCCCGCCTGGGAAACTGATATCGGCAGCCAAAGCCATGTACGAAAGTGGCCCATCTGCTGAGCAGTTGGGTGTTCTCGGGCTGACGGCTGCCGACCTTGATGATGAAGATGTCGAGGTCTGGCCCTGCAACTGGCCGGCCTTCCTGCTTTTCAACCGCATGTCCACCCAGTGGCGAGCAGGCTCGGGCGGCGCTATCGGCCTCGACTACAGCAGCATCCGCGACGTGGCCGGCTTCCTCGGCATCAAGAAAAATAAAATCGCTGAAATCTTCCCTGACCTTCAGGTGCTGGAAGGCGAAGCCCTGCGCGTTATGGCGGAGGAAAGGGAAAACAGCCCGTGACCATGGGCACTTATTCAAGGTGAGTCGATGAACATTGCAGAACTCGGCGTCAAGATCGACTCGGCCGATGCAATCCAGGCGAAAACAAGCCTGGATGAGATGGCGAAGGCCGGCGGCCGGGCCGAGCAGTCCGCCGTTTCGCTAATGAACGAAATGCAGGCCCTGGAAAAGTCGCTGTCCACTAGCGCAAAAACCACCCAGGACCTGGCAAAGCAGCGTGACGCCCTCGCCAAGCTGACCAAGACCGGCGCCTATGGCGAGGCAGAGGCGGCGAAGATCTCCGCTCAGTTGGACAAGCAGCAGATCGCCCTGGCCAAGTCGGCCATGGACGAGCAAAAGGCCCTGAATAGCCTGTTGGGTGCCATCGACCCGGCCCGCGCTGCGCTGGCGAAGCTGGATACTCAGGTCGAGCAACTGGGCAAGCATCTCGACGAAGGTCGAATCAGCCAGGACCAGTACAACAGCGCCCTGGCGAAGATCGACAAGGATTATGGAAAGCTCGAAAAGACCACCACCGGTTTCGACAAACTGCGACTCGGCACCCGCCAGGCGCAGGAAAACGTTGTACAGCTGGGTAACGCGCTGTCGTCGGGTGACTGGGGGAGTGGTGTTCGTGCCGTGGCTCAGTTGGGCGCCGGCGCTGGTGTAGGTGCGGCGGGGTTGCTCGCCATCCTGGCGCCTCTAGCGCTTGCCACAGCAGCCGTGGGCGGCCTGGCATATGCGTACCACAAAGGCAGCGAAGAGCAGGACAGCTACAACAAGTCGCTCATCCTTACCGGCAACTATGCAGGGGTTAGCGCTGGGCAGTTGGGCGACATGGCGCGCCAAGTCAGCGCGACCGTGGGCACCACAGGCCAGGCCGCTGCGGTACTGGCGATGCTGGCGGATAACGGCAAGATCGCCGGCGAGAGTTTTGCGGGCATCACCCAGGCCGCCGTTTCGATGCAGGAGGCGACCGGTAAAGCCGTCAGCGAGACAGTCTCGGAATTCGTCAAGCTGGCCGACGACCCCGTAAAGGCATCCGCAGCGCTGAACGAGCAGTACCACTACCTGACTGCGTCTGTTTACTCGCAGATCGCAGCCTTGGAAGAGCAGCGCGACCACGCCGGTGCGGTGAAACTGGCCACCGAGTCCTATGCAGACGCGATCAACGAGCGGACGCCGAGGATTCTGGAAAACCTGAGTTTCTGGGAGAAAGGTTACAACGCAGTCGCGCGGGCTGCCGATAGCCTTAGCAATATCGGGCGCCCGGATATCGGCGCCGACATTGAGCAAGCCCGCCGAGACCTGGCTAGCGCGCAATCCGGCGACGTTGGCTTGTTCCAAAACAAGCAGGAGATGATCGATCTCTATCAAAACCGCTTGAATATGCTTGAGGACCAGAAGGCGGCTCAGGCCGAAATCGCCAAGCTGGAAGGCGACCAGGCGAAGGCTCAGCAGTCTGCAATCACTTCGATGCAGAAGGTTGATGCTCTCACCAAGTCTTCATGGACGAATGAGCAGAAGCGGGCCGACGCACTCAAGGACTACAAAAAACAACTCGACGATATCCGCAAGGTAGCGCCGAACGACCCTCGCCTGGCCCAGGCAACGGTCGATGAAAACATCGCGAACATCAACGAAAAATTCAAGGATCCCAAAGCCGCCGGTACGCAGGTCGATCTGGCCAGCTTCAACAGCGCCAAGAACGACCTGGCGGCGATCACTGACACCTACAAAAACTACCAGAAGGAACTGGAGGCGGCACAGAAGGCTGGCCTGCTGTCTGAGGAAGACTATCTGCTGCGGCGCCAGGCTCTGATCGGCAATCAGCTCGACCAAACAACGGCAGCATACGAGGCTGAGATTGCTGCACTGGAAGCGGCCAAGGGCAAGAAGTCCACGTCGGCTGCGCAAAGCATCCAGCTGGACCAGAAGATCGCCGACGCGCGCGCAGGAATGGTTAAAGCGCAGAAGGATGCCGACAGCCAGCTTGAAGTGCTCGCCACCAACGAAACCGGGCGCCTGGCAAAGCAGGAGCGGGCGATCAGCACGTACGTGCAGGCGCTGGGGCAGCAACAGCGGGCTTTGGAACTGGCAGGCCAGCGCGCAGTGCTCGGCGTGGGGCAGGGCGATCGACAGAACGCGCTCAGCGGCGAACTGAACAGCCAGCAGGATCGGTTTGCTCAGCAGTCGCTGGAGCTTGCCAACCAGAAATCCGACCCGTCGCGGAACATGTCGGAGGAAGAGTTTAAGCGCAAATCGCAGGCGCTCGCAGACGCGAACAAGGCCGCGACGGACCAGATCCGGCAGAACTATGCGGATGTGGAGAATGCCCAGGGCGACTGGACGAAGGGCGCGACTGCGGCGTGGGACAACTACCTTGATTCGGCGCGCAACATTGCCGGCCAGACAAAAAGCCTGTTCGGTAACGCCTTCAGCTCCATGGAAGACTCGGTCGTCAACTTCGCAATGACTGGGAAGCTTTCCTTTGCGGACTTCACCAAGTCGATTTTGGCGGATATGGCGCGTATCGCGACCCGTCAGGCGAGCTCGGCATTGCTGGGCAGCTTAGTGGGGGCAGCGGCGAGCTACTTGGGCGGCAGCGCCGCGGGTGGAGGCAACGGCATGGCCGCCGGGTCTGCTGGTGCCGCGTCGTCAAACCTCGGGGCATCATCTGCCGGATACTCCAGCACCTACTTTCCGCAAGCCAAGGGCGGCGCATGGTCGGGCGGTGTGCAGATGTTCGCCGACGGCGGCGCGTTCACCAACTCCATCGTCAGCAAGCCCACGGCGTTCGGCATGGCCAACGGCAAGACCGGCGTCATGGGCGAAGCTGGGGAAGAGGCGATCATGCCGCTGACCCGGACATCCAGCGGCAAGCTTGGCGTTATGGCAATGGGCGGCAGCGGCGCCGGTGCAACTCAGATCAATGTAGAGGTGCACATCGACGGTGAAGGCAACGCATCGTCTACCTCTGACGCTCCCGGCTATGACCTGTTCGGCAAGGAGCTTGCGACGTTTGTAGAGCAGAAATATCAGGAACTGCGGAGCAGGGACATGCGCCAGGGCGGCGTCATCAACAACGCAATCAAGGGGCGATGATGGCTATCGAACGATTCACCTGGGCGACGGAGAAAGGCGCGGAGGGCGATATTGCCCAGCGCGTCCGCTCCAAGAAGTTCGGAGATGGCTACGAGCAGTCGGTCGAGGATGGCCTCAACAACCGATCGCAATCCTGGCCGGTGACCTTCACCGGTTTGAAGGGGCGCATCAAGGAGATCATGGCGTTCCTCGACCGGCACAAAGGGGCGAAGGGGTTCCTCTGGGAGCCGCCCATGGGTGAGCTTGGCCTCTACAAGTGCAACGGCTACAAACCAGTGCACCGCGGCGGCCAGGTATACGCCATCACTGCGACTTTCCAGCAAACCTTCCATCCCTGAGATAACCGCACATGGCATTGATCACGGACATCCAGAAACTGGAGCCCGGCGGCGAGATTCGCCTGTTCGAAATTGACGGGACTGAATACGGCGCCGATTACCTGCGCTTCCACGGTCACGCCATCCCGCATACGCCGGAGGAATTGCTGGCCTACGAGGGCTCCGAAGAGGACCTGCCCGCCAAGTCCATTATTTGGCAGGGCCAAGAGTACGCGGCCTGGCCAGTGCAGATTGAGGGTATTTCCTCCAGTAGCGATGGCACCGCGTCTCGACCGACATTCGCCGCTGGCAACGTCAACGGGCGTGTCACTGCGCTTTGCTTGGCCTTCGAGGACATGCTCAAGTTCAAGCTGACGGTCCGTGAGACGCTGGCCCAGTACCTGGATGCGGCGAACTTTCCGGAAGGCAACCCAACTGCCGATCCTGCCCAGGAAGCTTTGGAAATCTGGTACATCGACCAGAAAACCAGCGAGGACGGCGAGGCAGTGGTCTGGGAGCTTTCTTCGCCGGGTGAGATCGATAACCACGGGATTCCTGGCCGGCAGATGACCACGTTCTGCCACTGGGCTATGACCAATGGCTACCGGGGGCCGGATTGCGGCTACACCGGGGCAGCAATGTTCGATGACGAGGACAACCCCACGGATGACCCGACTCTGGATCAGTGCAAAGGGTGCCTGTCGTCCTGCAAGCTGCGCTTCGGCGAGAACAACGAACTGTCCTTCGGCGGATTCCCCGCCGTTTCCCTGATTGCTCGGAGCTGATCATGCGTAAGCACATCATCGCGGCCATCCAGGCGCACGCGAAGGCGGAATATCCGCGCGAATGCTGCGGCCTGCTGCTGGCGGTCGGCCGGGCGCAGAAGTACTTCCCGTGTCGGAACATCGCCACCGAGCCGAACGAAGAGTTCCGGCTCGACCCCGAGGACTTCGCCGTGGCGGAGGACTTGGGCGAAGTGATCGGCATCGTTCATTCGCACCCGGACGCCACAAGCAGGCCGTCACCCCATGACTTTGCCATGTGCGAGGCCACGGCCTTGCCCTGGCATATCCTTAGCTGGCCCGAAGGCGACATGCGCACGATCACGCCAACAGGCAGCACGCCGCTGCTCAAGCGCCCGTTCGTGCATGGCGCCTGGGACTGCTGGCAGGTCTGCGCCGACTGGTACCAGCGTGAATGGGGGATTGAGTTTGAGGCCTTCCAGCGCGTCGATGGATGGTGGGAGAGGGCGGAGAACACCAGCCTGTACGAGGCGAACTACGAGGCAGCGGGCTTCGTGCGTGTCGACCGGCCGCAGCGCGGCGACATGATCGTCATGCACGTCGGGCGGACGGTTCACCCGAACCATGCCGGGATCTACCTGGGCACCGATCCGTCGCTGCCTGCTGAAGAGTCGGGCACCTTCGGCCCCGGACCGTTCCTACTGCACCACCTGTACGGCAGACCGTCCGAGATCATAATTTTCGGCGGCCCTTGGCACGACCGAACGCGCCTGATCCTCAGGCATAAAGATGCAAAACAACCATGACGCGGCTGCGCCGCAGGAGCAGTTTATGAAACAGCATGTTGAAATACACGCCGATAACGCTCGTATTGCCGAAGCGGCTGTTTTTGATGCGAAACGATTCGTCAGTGTCGAGATCGGACTGCCTGAGGGGTCTACGGATAGTTCGGAGCGGGTTGCCGACCTGTTGCAGCGCCGGCTTTCTCGGTTGGAGCGCAGGCTAGGATTTGATCCTATTTGTGACCATTAAAAAATTTGGTTATCGCTTTAACATCTGGAGCAACGCCCGGCGCAGATGGATACACCTTGGCTACCTCTAACGCAAACTCATGAGCAGCCTCAACGGCTGCTGTTCCTTGACCGGCTTTTAGTTGGCTGGCCAACCCCGAAACTATGCAGCTAAGGGTGATGATTGACGAGCCGGCGTAGTTCAACGCGTCTTGCAGATCTTTACTCATTTCACTCTCCTTGCGATGTGCGCGCCGACATTGGCGCAACCCGAGTCCTTGGGCTTGCAGGCGTAGGACTGGGTGATTTTCAGCTCGTCTTTGTCCTGACAATCAACTGCCATAGAACTTCAACAGAGGTGTCCGCATGTTGATGCCTGTTTTGTGGTGGGAAAGGCTGGCCAGCATTTGAAGTAATTTCATCGCCACACCCCTGACACCGATATATGCCAGAGACGGGAACCGTGTCTCCGATTTCATAAAGCGTGGTCCAGTGGGCGTGACCTGGTGAATTCGTTGTTGAAATAAATCGACGAGTGAATTCGGTTACGTAAGCCATTGCGCTCTCCTTGTGCTAAGAAGCACAACGCTACTACGCTGAACGCCTGCCCAGTTACTGGCTTTCCATCCACGCTGGATGCCTGGCCAGGTACTTGCTGGAGCGTTTTGTTGGCGCCGAAACGGTGCGCTATGATGATCCGCAACCTGTCCGCAGAATTGAGGCGTCATATGACGAAAGATAACGAGTTAGTGATTGTGAACCCGCTGCTCGGCACGCCGTTTAAGCAGGCACCAGATGGGACCCCTATGGAAGGCCTGACGTTTAAAACCAGAGCCGAGATGGATGCTTTTATTGCTGAGCACTGGTCCGGTGGTGTGGTTGAAATGGTAGAAGTACCAGTCAAGTGAGCAATAGCCCAGCCCCGCGCTGGGCTTTTTGCATTCAGCCCTCAGTGCTACAGTCCCGCCAAACCAAAGAGGGAACGACATGCGGATTTTGATAGCGGCGGTAGCGGTGGCGATGTTGGCGGGGTGTATGGCGCCAACCATGAACGAGGCTCGCCAATCTGGCCCGTACAAGGTTCTCACTTCCAAAAAAACGGACGCTGCGCTGGCTAAATGCGTCCAGTACGAATGGCAGAACCAGTCGATCTTCGGCGGCACGCCTGGCGCAACTCTTCAGCCTGGCCGCGATACGGGTTACACCGTGTTCACCGAGGGATCCCAGTACTTCGTTGACATCCAGCCTAAAGGCTCGGGGGCCGAAGCGAAGTATTACGTGGTGGTCGGAAACTGGATTGCGAATAAGCGATTGGCTGCGCTGCAGGGCTGCCTATAGTCAGCACCACTTCACCAAAGGCTCGCTTCGGCGGGCCTTTTTATTGCCCGGAGAAAAGTTAATGGCAGCACTCGCTATAAATTATCAGCCCATGACCACGATCTTGCTCTACGGTCAACTTCGACAGTTTGGCCGGTCCTTCCGCATGTCTGTGAATTCACCAGCAGAGGCGATCAAGGCGCTGTGTGTGCAGATCCCCGGATTTGAACGTTTCCTATCGAACGCCAAATCACGGGGGATTGAATTTGCCATATTCCGAGGAAAGACGAACCTGGCAGAAAAGGAGCTTGGGTTTGCGGGTGGCGGCGATATTCGAATTGCCCCGATCGTCACCGGCAGTAAGCGCGGCGGGGCGTTGCAGACCATCATCGGCGCTGTGTTGATTGTTGTCGGCCTTGTCATCACCGGTGGCACCTTCGGCGCCGGCGCACCTTTCGGTTCAGCTCTGATCATGATGGGCGGATCGATGGTGCTGGGCGGTGTTATCCAAATGCTCAGCCCCCAAGCTGGCGGCCTGAAGACCAGCGCGGCACCAGAGAACACTCCCGGTTATGCCTTCGGCAGTGCCAAGAACACCACGGCGTCGGGTAATCCGGTCCCGCTCTGCTACGGAAAGCGCCGGGTAGGCGGAGCGATCATCAGCGCCGCTATCTACGCAGAAGATCAGATGTAACGAAACCCGCACCACCACAGCCGGCCATGAGCCGGTTTTTTATTGCCTGGAGAAACGCATGGGCGCAGCACAGAAGCTCGACATCTACGGTGCCAAGGGCGGCTCCGAGAAGCCAAAAAACCCAACCGAGGCGCCGGACAGCCTTCGCTCTGTTGCTATCGCCAAGATGCTGATTGCTGTAGGGGAAGGTGAGTTCGAAGGAACGCCTACCGCGAAGGACATCTATCTCGACAACACCCCACTGCAAGACCCCCAGGGCAACATGAACTTCCCGAACGTGAAGTGGGAGTGGCGCACCGGTGCCGTGGACCAGAGCTATATCCAGGGCATCCCTTCGATCGAGAACGAGACCACGATCAGTACCGAACTGCGCAGCGGGACGCCATGGGTTCGGGCCATCACCAATACCCAGCTTTCGGCTGTGCGCGTGCGTTTCGCCTGGCCGGCGCTCCAGTCGGTAGATGCCAGTGGCAACATTAACGGTTACGCGATCGGCTACAAGGTCGAGCTGGCTACTGATGGCGGCGCTTATCAGGAGGTTCTGAATGAGGCCGTGTCTGGAAAGACCACCAGTCTTTACGAGCGCACCCGCCGAATCGATTTGCCTAAGGCAACCACCGGCTGGCTGATGCGCATCACTCGCCTGACGCCCAACCAGAACAACAACAAAATCTCCGACACCATGCAGATCGCCGGCTTCACGGAGGTGATCGACGCGAAGATCCGCTACCCAAATACTGCGTTGCTCTACATCGAGTTTTCAGCCGAACAGTTTCGCAGCATCCCAGCGGTGACCGTCGAGACCAAGCTGAAGAAGATGCAGGTGCCGAGCAACTATGACCCGGTGTCACGCACCTACTCGGGTGTTTGGGACGGCACATTCAAACAGGCCTGGACCGATAATGCGGTTTGGATGACCTACGACATCACCACCGCAGACCGCTTCGGCCTTGGCCGTCGCATCAAGCCGTGGATGGTGGACAAGTGGGAGCTGTATCGCATCTCGCAGTATTGCGACCAATTGGTACCGGACGGGAAGGGTGGCCAGGAGCCTCGTTTCATCTGCAACTTGAACCTGCAGAGCAAGGCTGACGCCTGGTCTCTGCTGCGTGACATCTCCACGATCTACCGGGGCATGACTTACTGGGCCCAGGGCCAGGTCTTCACTCTGGCGGACATGCCACGGGCTACTGACTTCGACTTCGCCTATACCCGGGCGAACGTCATCGACGGCAAGTTCACCTACTCAAGCGCATCGGAGCGCACGCGCTACACCAGGGCACTGATCAGCTACGACAACCCGGGGAACAACTTCGACACCGACGTCACAGCTGTGACCGATGCCAAGTTGCAGCGGCGCTACGGCGACAACCCGCTGGAGATAAGCGCTATTGGCTGCACCCGCGAATCTGAGGCCCAGCGCCGGGGCAAGTGGGCGCTGCTCACGAACTCCAAGGATCGGGCGGTTACCTTCAAGGTCGGCCTCGACGGGCGCATCCCGCTGCCTGGATACGTGATCCCCATCGCAGACGAACTGCTGGCCGGCCGGCCGGTGGGCGGGCGTATCTCGGCGGTGAACGGCAAGGTCATCACCCTGGACCGCGATACCCAGGCCAAGCCCGGCGACCGGCTGATCCTCAATCTGCCCGACGGCAAGTGCGAGGGCCGCACCGTGCAATTGGTCAGTGGGCGCCAGGTCACCGTGACCGTTGCCTACTCCGTGCCGCCTGAGCGCGAACTGGTGTGGGCGCTGGACGCTGACGACCTGGCCATCCCGCTTTATCGCGTTGTGAGCGTGGCGCGGCCGGAGCCTGGGGTGTTCGAAATCTCTGCTGTGCAGTACGACCCGAGCAAGTTCGATCACATCGACACCGGCGCCCGGCTGGAAGAGCGGCCAATCAGTGTTGTGCCCATCACTGTCGTACCGGCACCGGCAAGCGTCGACATCACGTCGAACTACTCCGTGGATCAGGGCTTGGCAATCAGCACCATGAACATCTCATGGCCGGCTGTGGCGGGCGCTGTCGCGTATGACGTGGAGTGGCGCAAGGATAGCGGCAACTGGATCAAGCTGCAGCGCACAGGCGCGACAAGCGTGGACGTCACCGGCATTTACTCGGGCGCCTACCTGGCCCGCGTTCGCTCGGTGAGCGCCTTCAAGATCTCTTCGATCTGGAAGAGCTCCAATCTGACCAGCCTGGAAGGGAAGGTCGGCTTGCCGCCGGCGGTGGCATTCCTGTCCACCACCAGCGAACTGTTCGGTATCGGCATCAAGTGGGGCTTCCCCGCCGGCGCCGAGGATACCCAGCGCACCGAGCTGTGGTATGGCCCCGCGAACGACCTGGGAGCGGCGACCAAGCTGGCCGACCTGGCTTACCCGCAGGCCGATTACCGGATGCAGTCGCTTCTGGCGGGCGCAACCTTGTTCTTCTGGGCGCGCCTGGTGGACCGGACCGGCAACGTCGGGCCGTTCTATCCGGTGGTAGACGGTGTGGTGGGCCAGGCCAGCTCGGATGCTGGTCCGATCCTTGGGATGCTTGCCGGCAAGATCAGCAAAACCGAGCTTGGCCAGGACCTGCTCAGCGACATCGAGAAGATCCCGGACTTGCAAGCCCAGATCGACGCACTGGACGGGCTCGGTGCATACGTTTCGGGTCAGGTCTACCTGAAAGGGCAGATGGTGGTGGCAGGGGATCGAATCTACCAGGCGAAAGTAGAGGTGCCGGTCAACAACCCTCCACCGAACACCACCTATTGGCTGGATGTAGGTCAATCGATTGAGACGGCCAATGGCTTGGCACAGCAGGTCTCCACCAACACCGCCGACATTACCAAGTTCGACGGCGTGGTCACCGCCCAGGCCAGCACCACCAACGTCCTGCGGGCTGCGGCGCGTGATGACAGCGGGAACGGAGCGAAGGCTGACGCGCTGAAAGGTTGGGCCAGCACGGCCGCGATCGTTCAGGAGAGCAAGGTCAGGGCGTCAGAAACGGAGGCCAGCGCCGAGCGAACCACGATCCTTGACGCCAAGGTCAACCAGAACGCTGCGAACGTCACCTTGCTGGAAAGCACGGTAGCCAACAACAAGCAGGCCTCGGCACAGCAAATAGCTCAGGTCAGCGCGGAGGTGGCGGACAACAAAGCAGTGATTCAGCAGACAACGTCAGCCCTTGCCGACACCAACAACAAGCTGTCGACAATCTGGTCGGTGAAGATGGAGACCACGGCTGGCGGCCAGAAGTATGCCGCATCGTTCGGCCTGGGCCTGCAGGTTGACCCGTCCGGTGTTTCTTCGCAGTTCGTCGTCAGGGCTGACACGTTCATGCTTTTGAACCTGACCAATGGCACACCGGTGTCTCCGTTCTCGGTGTCTGGTGGACAGACCTTCATCCGGTCCGCTTTCATCCAGGACGGCACGATCACCAACGCCAAGATCGGCAACTACATCGAGTCGAATAACTACGTGGAAGGCACCAGCGGCTGGAAGTTGTTCTTCGATGGTACCTTTGAAATCAACGGCGCATTCGGTGGGCAGGCGCGCCAGGTGATCAATAACAGAGGCGGCAAAGTCTTCGATGAAAACGGCGTGAAACGCTACCAGTGGGGAGATCTGTCCGCATGAGTTTCGGGATAAGAATCTGGGGCCCCACTGGTGCCCTTGAACTGGATGAGACCTCGTTTACTGTGAGGGTGGTGTATTCGGCTGTTGTGGCTTTCGTTACCGGCGGGAATCGGTCTCAAACAATTCCAATTGCTGGAGTTTCTCCCGCAACGCACTCAGCTGTATGCATTCCAATCGGGGCCTACCCTCAAGATCCAAATGCGCAAAACCTATCTGCCATTCAATATGAGCCACAGGTTTACGATGGGGGCGTCATTGTTTGGTTCGGAAACCGTGCGCAGCCGAGTGGAACAGTTGGGATTGGTCCTCAAAGACTTTTAGTTATGAGGTATCGATAGATGAGCTATGGCGTACAGTTCACTAATAACAATGATGTAGTGACACTTGATTCCGAGTTCTCGCGGTTAGTGGTTTTGCAGCGGGGGAGGTACCAAGGGGGCGCGTCATTTAGCGCACCTATAACCAGCGCGGAGCCGCCACTGGTATTCGTAAGGCCGGACGCCACCACTACGTTCAGCTACGCCACGATCGCCGGAAGCCCGGGAAACTGGACTGGGTTTTCGTTTCTTGGTGGAGGAGCGGGAAACTTTTTTGTTGCTGCCTATAGCTCAACCCCTACCGCAACTTATGGGATCAGGATATGGGACGGATCGACAAAGTTGCTTTTTGACAGTGGCACCCCCTGCGCCCAGTTCACTCGGACTATTTCAGCGTGGACCTATCTCGGCTCTAGCTCTACCGGCCAGGGGACCACGCGTAGCAATTGGACGGCAACTAGTCCTTTAGATACGGGTGACTTCATGCTCATCAATAACATAGGCATGGACGTAGCCGGAGCAAGCACGCGCGCCGCAAAACTGTATTGCACTTGGGACTATGGATCAAACAGATTATTGATGTGGGTGGTCGGGGTAGCCAACTCCACGTCTTTCTTCATACCAGTTGTATTTGCAAAGCCAATAAGCTGAATTAATGCCAACCACCTATGCCGCCTAGAGCGGTTTTTTATTGCCTGGAGAAAACTATGGTTTGGCAAAGAGCCGGAACAGTCGCCGTACAGAACGGCAGCAGCACAGTCATAGGCACGAACGTAGATTTCGCAGCCAGCAGCAGGATTGGGGATTCGTTCGTTGGTCCTGATGGTGCGACATACGAGCTGGCCAACGTCGCAAGCTCCACTGTTATCTCTATTCTGCCTGCTTACAAAGGACCGACCGTAAGCGGTGCGGCCTACGCTATTATGCCCGTGCAGGGCTACGACAAGATGCTGTCGGATGCCTTCAACAACCTGAATAACCAATTTGGGGCTAAGCTGGCTGCGCTGGGCACGACGGGTAACTATGACATCCTGCCAGAGACAAAGGGTGGAACCGGAAGAACAGCGGTAGGGACGGCTATATCAGCTAATGTCGCCATAAGTTCATCTGACGCTACATCGGGTCGCTTGCTAGCGGTCGGACATGCTGGATTTAACGGCGGTGGCGGGCTGGTTCAGCCATCAAGCGTAGATGCAAATTCATTAATAACGTCCGGGGTATATATATTCTCAAACGGAGGAAACGCAAATACCCCTACAAACTTGGGTTACATGATTGTCCTCACGCACCCCTCAGCTGGTTATTGCCGCCAGGTATTCAAGAGTTTCAACACAAATGCGTACTTTGAGCGCTTCCAGTCAACCGGAACCTGGAGTGCCTGGGATCAGGTTTACGGAGCCACATCATCAGTTCTTGATCCGCAAACTGCCGGCGGACTCATGTCCATGACTGCGGTTAGTGGATTCACCGTATTCAAGTATGCAAACGGTCAAATGATTGTTCAAGGGCCGGTGCCCACAACTGCAATTATTGCGGCTAACACTCAATTTGTAGTTAGCGTTTCAATTCCCGTCAGTTTTCCCGTCGGGTTCGTAACATTGGTTGGCACCCTTTACCCATCAGTTGGCAATGATTTTGCCATACGGAACACCCAGGCCCCTGGGACGACTGCGTACCTGTTTTGTGCCAACGGCACCTCAGCTCAATCTTTTTCGGGGAACATAGCCCTTTTTGGTAGGTGGAAATAATGAAAATTAAGCTGTGGGCCTGCTTAATGGACGGGCATTTAGAGGCCTCGATTAGTGGTGACATCATCACTATCAATGGGGAGGCCATTGATCTATCCGGTATTCCGTCGGGTTTTCGGCTTCCGGGTAGCGCGGTCGGCAATAGGTTTTTTGTCGAGTCTGACTACGTTGAGCGGATAGGAAAAACACTTCACCTAACTTTACGTCTTCCAGTGGCTTGGGATAGCCCGGAGGAGTTTCGAAACCCAGCAGAGCCTATTGTAATTGATGCTCGCAGTGGGCCTGTGAAGTTTCCCGACACGTCGCCGGCAACCCCCCGACCTGTACAACATCCGGAAATATTTGAGGTATCAGAAAATGGTGGACTTGAGCAAGCTTGAGCCGATCAAAACCGCGCAGGACGAATCTGATCAAATCAGCCTGGACCAGGCGCGCGCATACCTGAACGAAACCAATTGGCATGCCTTCGCCTTACTTGAAGATGGCACGCCGATACCCGACGACATTAAGCAGGCGCGAGCCAATGCCAGGGATACTATAAATCGTCTCGGACCACCGACATCGGCTTGATCCAAAAAAACACCGACACCGCCTAGAGCGGTTTTTTTTCGTCTGGAGAAAAGCATGCCGATCACTGAGCAGCAGTTGCTGCAGATCCTCCCGAACGCCGGCCACCAAGCCGGCGTTTTTGTTCCTGCCCTGAACACGGCCATGAACCGCTATGGCATCGTGGGCACCGCGCGCGCTGCTGCATTCATCGCCCAGGTTGGGCACGAATCCGGCCAACTACGCTACGTGCGCGAGATTTGGGGGCCCACTGCGCAGCAACTCACGTACGAAGGCCGTGTCGATCTGGGAAACACCGTTAAGGGTGACGGCTCGAAGTACCGTGGGCGCGGACTGATCCAGATCACCGGGAGAGCCAACTATGCCGCATGCGGGGAAGCCCTGGGCCTGGACCTGATCAACAGGCCCGAGCTGCTCGAGCTGCCCCAGCACGCGGCGATGTCTGCGGCCTGGTTCTGGTCCACCAAGGGGCTGAACACGCTGGCGGATCAGGGGGAGTTCACGAAGATCACCCGCCGCATTAATGGCGGTCTCAACGGCCTGGAAGATCGCTTGCAGTTGTGGGAGCGGGCGAAAAAGGTGCTGGCATGACGCCGGTACAGAAGCTGGCCGGTTTGGTGGTGCTGATCCTGGTGCTAATGGCGACCGCCGCCGGCGTCACCTGGCAGGTGCAGGACTGGCGGATGGGCGAGAAGCTTTCCGAGCAGGCCGGCCTGCACAAGGACGACCTGGCGGCGATCAGCAGTGCCGCCGCCGCCCAGACCAGAACTGAGCAGGACAAGCGCCTGGCCGCAGAACAGAGAGCGGCCGCCGCAGACCAACAACACTCCCTGGAGCTTTCCAATGAACAACGCAAGCAAGCTGCTCTGCGCGATCGCCTTGCCACTGCTGATGTACGGCTGTCAGTCCTTCTCGACGCCACGGATTCAGCCAGTGACTGCAACGTGCCTACCACCCCCGGCGCCGTCGGCGTGGTTCATGCAGCCCGTCGAGCCCAACTTGACCCAGCGCATGCTCAACGAATTATCGCCATCACCGACGCCGGCGACCAAGGACTGATCGCGTTGAGGGCTTGCCAGTCGTACGTCAGAACCATTAGGCCCTGATCAACACTCCAGATCGCAAAATTAACACGACCCAAAATGAACACTCACCTTGCAAAGGATTGCAAAAATGACAAACCCAATCGTTCCATGGATGGGTGGCAAGCGCCGCCTGGCCGACCGTCTGATTCCTCTATTCCCTCCGCATGAATGCTATGTTGAGGTTTTCGCTGGCGGCGCGGCGCTCTACTTCATGCGGCCCCAGGCTGCACCAGTTGAAGTCCTCAACGATATCAATGGCGACCTGGTGACGTTGTATCGGGTGGTGCAAAACCACCTGGAGGAATTCGTGCGCCAGTTCAAATGGGCGCTCAGTTCCAGGCAGGTATTTGAGTGGCAGAAGATGACTCGGCCGGAAACTCTTACCGATATTCAGCGGGCTGCGCGATTTTTCTACCTGCAGCACCATGCCTTTGCCGGGAAGGTCAGCGGCCAGACTTTCGGCACAGCCACAACGGGGCCGGCTATCAATCTGTTGCGGATTGAAGAGAACCTTTCCGCAGCCTGGCAGCGCCTTTCTGGAACCTATGTCGAAAACTTGGGATGGCTTGAATGCGCTGAGCGCTACGACCGCCCCCACACTTTCCACTATATGGACCCGCCGTACTGGCAGACCGCGGGCTACGGGGTGGACTTTCCGTTCGAAAACTATGAGCGGATGGCCGACTTCATGCGCCGCTGCAAAGGCAAGGTCATGGTGAGTATCAACGACCACCCTGATATCCGGCGGGTATTTGAGGGGTTTCACTTTGAAACGCTGGACATCCGCTACAGCACCACCAATCAGCGCCAGGGAAAAGCCGAGATCAGCGGCGAGCTTGTGATCATGAATTGGAAACCCTCTGACCTCGGTGGGCTGTTTTAGGGTACAGGCTGTATCAGGTGGGGCCCCTTGTTCCGGACGTTACCCACGGCCGTATCGACCTTGAACCATTCGAAGGCCTCGGCTGGCTCGCCCTGGTGCAGCACCATCTGCTCGGCGCGCTCCTTGGGCGTGGTCGGGTCCAACCATTCCAGGGCTAGATCGGGTGTAAGCACCACGGGCCGCCGATCGTGGATGTCCACCATGCCGCCGGCGCTGTCGGCGGTAATGATGACGAAGCCGTCATGCTCACCTGGGCCTTCATCAGCATCCGGTAGCTGACCGATTGCGGCACAGAATATAGGTTCACCATCCCGCCGGCGGATCAGGTAGGGCTGCTTCTTTGCCCCGCCTTCATCCACCCATTCAAACCAGTTATCGATTGGCGTGATCGCCCGGTGCGGCCAGATAGCCCGAAAGAACGGGCCGTGGGCGACTTTCTCCACGCGTGCATTGATTGGTGCTGCACGATCTTTCGCCCAATGCGGTCGCCAACCCCAGCGAACGGGATCCGCATGGAGCATGTCCCCCTGCATGTGCAGCAGCGCAACTGCGGTTGTCGGTGCAACGTTGTAGCGCTCAATTGGCTGATCTCCCACGGAGTTAGCCAGGGCATTGGGCATGCTCAGAGCCGCGACAAAATCGTGGATTCCTCGATACTGTGAAAGCCTTCCACACATGATCTTCCCTCCCGCCGTCATTTCAGCCTAGCTTGCGCTGGAGGATTGAGCTTGACGAATCTCGCCCAGCAATCGTTGATTTTCCCTGAGCAGGTGGTCTCGCTGGCTGGTAATGAGATCGATGGGGCGAAAGCTTCCGTTGTCAGAAGGCTCATTGCTCATCGCCGCAATTTGATCAAGGGCCCTTCTTAGCGCAGCCTCCGCCGAAGCCTTGCCAGTGGCGAGCAGGTCATTCATCTGCACCAAGCCGGCCACATTGGCCCGGGCCTTTCGCAGCATCGCCTCGGTTTGGATGAGCTCGTCCTCGAGCAGGGCGCACTGGTGTTGGTACATTTCCAGGGGCGTGGGGCAGCCAAGCCACTCAGAGGTGTCTTCGTCGATGTCGTTCAT